TCACGCAGGCGCACCCCCTTGACCTTCATCCATTCCATGATGGCCCCAACGGGGGGCTGTTTGGTTGTGTAGCTGTACGGGCTGCCGTGCTTCTTCTGGGTGCCGTTGACACCCCAATGCAGGAAGCCAGCGTAGGGAAGGGGCGACCCAAAACGGACCGACCCCCCCGCTATGCTGAACGTGAGCGATTTCTGAAGGGCGCGTGAGGCCACGCCATAGGTCTTGTTTTTGCCTATGGTGCGGGAGCCAAGGTTCCGCTTCGCTGCGTCCCTTGTTTCCTGTGCAAACTCCTTCAGTATGCGCTCAAATTTTGTCACTTCCTGCGGCCCTTTCCGAGTACGATGGCCTGCACGATGCGCTTGAGGATATTGACAATCTTGTCGTCCTTCTTTGTTTCAGTCAGGGCCGTGATGGTTCCTGCGGCTGTCAGTACAGCGAGGGCCAACTCAGCCCAGTGTGATGAGATGAAATTCATTTGGATGGATTTTTGATGTTTTCGATGTCGTCTTTGGCCTGCTCGACATCTGTTTGCAGGGCCTCAATTTCTGCGAGGCGTTGGTTTACGAAGTCGACCAACCGAGTCATCATGGCCAGTTGCTCGGTGCCTGATACGCAGGATTTCTCCTCGTCTGTCCAGCTGAATGGGTTATGCATGGATGATGGTGATTTTGGTGTAGTAGATTCGTATGGAACCGCTGATTGTTGCAGTCACGTTAAACGCTAAGGTGTTCGATGTTTGGAAGGCCGAAACATTCAGGGTGCTCGACGTTGCTGTTTCCACGTTTGTGCCTGCTGTTGTCCATGTGGTAAATGGCAAGGAAGAAGGGAACAGACCGCCCGTTGTAGATGTGCCAACGATGGCCACCCCGTTGCTGTCCAAAGTGATTTCGTATTTGAGTTCGACCACAACCTGCGAGCCTGAGCTAACAGGTAAAGCAATCAGCCCGCTGCCTGTTGTATTTGTCCCAATCGCAAACCCTGCTCGGATGTCCGATGATGAATCAATGCTAAAGTTGCCAAGGGCGATGGTGCCAAAGTTTAGGCTCGTCAGGCCCGGCCCAAAACTCACGACATTTGCCGCGTCGGTGTTACCCTTCCAAATAGTCGTCTGTCCACTTGAGGATGAGCCTGTCAGTAGCGTGACGACCCCGCTGCCGTCATCCGTCAAAGAGCCGTTGCTCACGTTCAGGGTGGCAACAGACAAAACATCCGTCACATTGTCCAAGGTCTTCACACGCAGCAGGCCACGAGAACGGAAGGGCTGTGGGTCTGTGCCTTCAGGGTCTACCCCTGTCAGCGGTGCGTTGCATGAGTCGTATGTGTAAGCCACCCCTATGCTCAGGCTGAGCAGGGTGCCAGCCAACACGTTGCTGCGCTCATCCTCCAGCGGGAGTATCTGTGCGCTTTGCAGGTCGTAGTCGTACCCGAACTGAAAGATGGTGCCCCCGTTCTCGATGTCTGCAAGGATGTCCTCCGCTGCCTGCTCGCTTGCGCTGATGACCTGCTTCTGGAAGTCCGTTTTGTCCTCGTCGCGGGGTGGGCTGTCAAGGATGTAGACCTCAAGGTTGTACGTCTTGACGTTGCTGTCGTACCCTCCGCCCGTGTACACAAGGTGAAGCAGCGGGTAGACCTCAAACTTGTCGAGGTCCACGTCACTGGGTGAGCCGTGGCTGAAGGTTTTGAGGAAGAAGTGGTTGGCCACAAACTCCTCAAATTTGGTGACGATGTTGCTGTACGTTATCATGCTGTTGCTTGCTTGCGTTTGTGTTCGAGGTCCTTCAGAAACGCCAAGTGCGTGAATAGATGCCCCACAGGTGTCCGCGTGACCGAATCCATCTCAAGATACGACTCCCCTGCCAGCGCGTAGAGGACGGGATACCATCCCCATTTGGCCCCGAATGTGTCCTCCCCATCCCCGTCGCTATCAAAGAGGACCGCAAAGTGCTCAGCGATTCCTTCTTTGTACTGCAAAAAAAAAGCAGGGCACCCGCCACTTGGTCCGCTGGCATCGTTTTAAGCTCTTCTGAGGACTCCTTTGCCGTATATGGGGCGATGGCATAGGATTCTCCCCAAGTGCGCTCTATGGGCCTAAAAAGGACGCTCATGAGCTTGTGAGCATTTGGCCAGAAGTCAACGCTGTATTGTTCAGCGTCGATGTACTCGCCCGCTGTGAACTCGTCCCAGTTCGGAATGAAGCCATATTGCACCCCGTTCAGAGTGAACGTGGGCAGGTGCCTTGTGGTTTCCTTGGCCCTGACTTCCAGAAGGTGGTCGTACCCAGCCTGAAGGAGGGCGTGAGGCAACTGCCTAAGCTGTTCCACAGGCTGGCCCGTGCAGGACTCAAGGCAGGTGAGCATATCGTCCGATGTTTCCAGCACCTGCAACTGACCGAGGGTCAGGTCTTGGAACCGAGATGGGAGGCGGAGCTTCATGTGTATATAACGGGATTTTTGTGATTGCTTACGCTGTGAAAGTTAGGGCATAAAAAAAGGAGCCGCGAGGCTCCTGTTTGGTTGTTCGTTGTTGTGCAATCACATTGACAAATCGCGCAACGTATTTCTTAGGGTAGCTAATTCGGATTTCAATTCGTCGATTTCCTTGTTGCGGTCCTGCAAAGATTCCATGTTGCGTTCGGCTCTACTCCTTGCAGTGTCGCGCTCGGCTTCGAATAAACGGGCGCGGCGTTTGTATGCTCGCAATTCCATTTGCGTTTCACGAAGTCGGTCGTCTTGGGTTGTTGTTGCGTTGTTCATGTTGTGTGTGTTTGTGTTTGTTGTTGTTCAGGCGAGGCGAGCCTCCTTTGCGCGGGAGAGGTGGACGCGCGCCTGCCTCATACCCCACGCCTCATCTTCCATGCCGTTAGCTTCTGCGGCTAGTTCCAGATTTGATACGATTTCGAGGGCTACTTCTATTTGAGAGAGGGTCGTCTTACGTGTGTTTGTTGTGTTGTTCATAGTGTGTTTGTTTAGCGTTCAGCTCTTGTAGTCGACCTGCACGTAGGTGTTGCCATCGTCCTTTGGCTCGGCCATGACATCAATGAACTTGTAGCCGCTCCACTTAGCGAAAGCCTCTGCGTATTCGAGGGCTTCTGCGTACGTGTCAAAGTTCAAGCGAGGACGTGCACCGTTGTCGTTGCGCAATGCGTCAGGAGTTGAGCAAAGTTGTGCGCTGTTGTAACCAAAGGCTTCGTTGCGAGAGGTGAGAGTGATGCAGAACATTTTTGTGTGTGTTTGTTTGTCGTTGTTGACATTGCAAATATGGGGTCATCACCTGCAAAGAACCAAACTTTTTTTCTCTTTTCTTTGAAAAAACCTCTGAATCCCTTGCGTAGCCTCGGAACTTTTTTTCGAGAACCCTCGTAAGTTATGTCATGTGGTCCACCTTTATCATGAACCTGCTCCTGCTGCTCACAGCATACGGCAACGCCATCGACCCAAACAGCGATGCAGCGGCCTTCGACTACAACGGCAACGGGTACATTGACTCCTACGACCTCCTTGTGCAGCTCAACAAGCAGCCACCAATCATCAACGAATAATTCACACGCTATGCTCCTCGTCGCTCAACTCATTTCCATCACTTATATTGTCGCCATCACCTTGGCCTTCATCCACGCATACAAGACACGCGCACCGCAATGAGCAAGCAAATCGTCAAGGTTGTGGCCAGCAAGGACTTCAAGTTCTTCCACATTGATGCAGGCTTGGACAAGACGGGCCTGCAACGTATCGCAACGGAAACCAGCGAGGAGGGCATCGCCAACCACGTACTCTTGCCAGCTTTGGAGAAGCTCGTGTTCCTGCACTTCCCTGAGCTGAAGCACGAGGTAGCCATCGAGGTGCATATCACTTGGGTCTAACCCACGGCGTACGCTCCGAAGTTATGGCATAAAAAAAGGAGCCGCGAGGCTCCTGTCTTGCAAACTCGTCTCGGCTTATGCCGCATTGACGAGATTGGCAATCTGTTCATCTGTCCATCCATTCTTGAGGCAACGATTTGCCGCAGGTTGGAGAAGAGTTTCAAACACACACTCTTGGTCTCCGAGTGTCTTCCAAGCAACTGCCGCATCGTGCAGTTCTTGGGCAAGGATGTCGGTAAAGGACTTCTCCTCGCTTGTGAGGAATCTGGGGGTAAGGGAATCAATCATGGTGCTAAGATACAACTTTGTTTTCCTTCTCCAAGCAAAACAACAAAAAAGATTGATTTTTTTTTTAGCCGAGGGAGTACTTCCCAAAGTTGGGGTTCGTCTGGTTGAAGGTCATCCCATATCGGGCAGCGTCGATGAAGTGGTTGAAGGCATCCACAGGTTCATTGAGCTGCTTGCCGTTCTTGTCCTCCTTCCACTTGTAGTTGCGTAGCTCCTTGATGCCGTTCACGCTCCTTGCCGTGACCATCAGGGGCCTGCTTCTCATGTAGTCGATGCCAGCGCGTACCGAGTCCCTTCCCTTCCGTGCTGGGTGCATATTGAAGCCGTGGCCGTGTATCTCGTCGATGCTCTTTGGCTCTGCGCTGTCTGCCACCACCATTGTGCCCCTGCCTACCTCTGCGTCCCTCAGCGTCTGCGAGATGGCCGCGTTCGTCAAGCCATAGGCATAGCACACCTCGTCAAGGCAGAAGCCCTCTCCGTCCGTGTAAACGCCTACGATGGCTGTGGGGTCGTTCGTGTAGCCGAAGTCGAGGCCATAGCACAGGAGCTTCCACCCGTCAGGCACCTGCTCTACCTGCGTCCAATGCGTGAAGATGGTCGCACGGCTGGCCCCCCTCTCACCGAGGCCATACACCCTCCAGTAGTTTTCATCCGCCTGCTTCAGGCGTTCAATCTCTGCGATGGTGCTGGGTGCGAGGTACGGGTTGTCCTTGTAGGTCGTCTGGAAGAACGTGTGGTCGTCCCTTGTCAGCACGTCGTCGTATATCCAATGGAACTCGTCAGAAGGGTTGTAGTCGATGATGACCCGCCCTGTGGTTCTCAGTATGAGCTGCCTCCAGTCCTCAAGGGTAAGCTCGTTGCACTCGTTCACGAACAGGATGTCACGCTTGCGGCCCCTCACCTTCTGCGGCTCGGATAAGGAGATGAACTCGACCATGTTGCCGAAGAGGACGTACGTGGCTTGGCTCTTGTTGTGTAGTGCTGGGTTGTACAGCCCCTCCCCCTCCAGTATCTGGAAGAAGTCCCTCATGACCGAGGCACGGATGGCTGGGAAGGTCTTACGCGCTATGGTGATGACGGCCCCTGCATTCTCGTTCTCGTAGCACAGCTCGATGAGTGCTTGCAGTATGCTGTACGTCTTACCCGAACGGGTGCCACCCTGATGCACCTGCACCTTTGAGCGACACCCCTTCACGTGGTAGTATGTGGCAGGCTGTTTCAAGTCAATGCTCGCCTTTTTTTAGTATGCCTTGATTGCGCCGTGATGCCCAATCGGGAGAAGGTAGCCGTACTCACACAGCTTGTCGGCGCACTCTTTGGCGGCTACCCCTGTGTCAGCCCCTTCGTCGAGGGCGTTGCGAAATTCGCGGTGGATTTGGAATGAGGTCATGGTGTCTGTGTTTCAGGCTTAATAACTATGACGCGCCCGCATGTACATTTCAGCCTCTTTGCTTTTTTTAGGGTCCACACATAGCAGGGCCTCAAGAGCGTTTAAGGCGTAGGTGCGGCGGTACTTCGCGGCCTCTATTTGGCGGGGTATCGTTGGGGTGGACCCGCTTTGTAGCTCTTCAATTTCCCTTTGCGCATCGTCCCGCATAACTGCGAGAACGCGGGCGGCGGCCGTGAGTGTGTTTCTGTAATTGTTCATGGTGTGTTGTTTTGTGTTTGATATGATTGCAGCTTATTGTGCGAACCTGTCAGCGGCGGCGTGAAGGGCCTCCTCTTTACGCGTGATTTCCTTCCTCAGCTGATACACCTTCTTATCATGCGACTGCTTCTGCTCATACATGAAGTGGTCTTCGAAGTCCTCATCGGTCACGTACATATAGCCGTGCTTCTTCTTGAACTCTTTGATGAAGGTTTGTCGTTCCTTCACGGCCTCTTGGTGTGCCTTCCGAGTTTCTGCGTATTGGGCCGCCGCCTTTTCCAAATGTGTCATAGTGTTTTGTTTTGAGATTTGTTTTCGTTCGTGTTAGGCCCACACAGCTGAGGCGTAGGGGCCGTTTCCTTGTCGAGCCCATTCGTGCCCGTTCTTTACCTGAATTTGAATCTTGCGGGTCCTCGGGTGTCCTCCGAAGGTGGTTTCTACAATGAGCCAATTTTTGGTACGGCTCACGACCTTAAAGCCCGAGAGCAATCCGTTCAGGACGTCTTGCTTGTTGACGTAGCACTTGCCAGCTTCGAAGGCCGTGGTGATGTTGGTGGTAGTAGTCATGACGTGTGTTCGTTTGTGGTTGAATTGTGAGGTTGCGGTTCAGATGCCCCAATCAGTACGATTAAATGTGAACTTCATGAAGTGGGTAAAGTGACGTTTCAATTCTGACGCCTCATCCAAAAACGATTCGAAGTTGTCAAAGGCTTCTTTAGACGCGTACCCAGTCAAGTGCCACTTCTTATTCATGCCGCATTGCTGAAGGGTGAAGATGCACCCGTCGACCTTGTACATGTATTCGAAAGAATAACGCTTTGGAAGGTTGGTCACTTTGTTCATGGTGTGTTGTTTTGTGTTTGACATGGCACAAAGATGCAACATTCTTTTCCTTTCCACCAAATAAATCACCAACTTTTTTTGTTTTTTTTTACGTCACTGAGCTGGAATCATCGCCAAACCAGCGAAGCGGCTTCTTCTCGGCCACTTCAATCTCCTGCCTTTCGACGTAGCCGCGTTGCTTGCCCTTGGTCTTCAGGAAGAAGATGGTGGCTGCTGGGTTGCCCTCTTTGATGAGCTTGTGAAGGTGATGCTCTGCAAAGTCCAACACTACCTCTGGAAGGTTGTGACAGGCTTGCTTGTACGCCTCGTCCTCTTTTATCCAGTTGTAGTGGGTCTGCCGTGAGATGCCCACGGACTCACAGGCCATCTTTACAACGCCCAAGGACTTGGTGAGGGCTTGGACCATCGCCACCTTTTTTGGGTCTTTGATGTCCAACTCTGTCAAGGTATCATCTTCTCGCAATGCTTGCATGGCTTTGGTTCGTTTGTTGCTTCGTTGGTCTCTTGGGTTTCTTCGGGCTGCCATACGTCGAGACCCCACTCGTTCAGTTCGCTTGCGTCCCACTCGTTTGCAAGCATATCCCAATCCCACTCTCCGTACCCTATGTTGTCCTTGATGATGAACTGCTTCTGCTTTACCTCATCCCATGAGGCGACGTAAACAGGCACGATAGGAATCTTTGCCTCTATGCAAGCCTTGAGCCTCATGTTGCCACCGAGGACCATGTGGTCGGGATTGACGACGATGGGTCGCGCTTCCAACATTTCGGGGAAGTCTTTGAGGCTTTGTACAAGCTGCCTGAACTTGTCGTCACGAATGATTCGCGGGTTGTCAGGATTCGGACGAATCTGAGTTGTTTTCAAGGTATTCATCTGCGGTGTTTACTACGTTTCTGAGTGTCTCTCGTATATGGTACTTGTCAATGGCGAGATTGAGCAGTACCTCCCACGCTTCTGGCTTGTTTAGGTACGCACCCATCTCGGTCATGTCGTCCTTTGTCTTAGCTGTGAATAGGAGCCAGTCGTCGGCCTCGTTGAGCATACGTTTCGCTTTGCGGTTTGTCATGATTGCCTGAAGGTAGTCCATTTTTGGCGTACACGCCTGTCTGTAGCGATTAGGTTCTCTGCCGTCTGCACAGCATAGACAGCGGTGCTATGGTCACGCTTGTTGAATACGCCTCCAATGACCTTGTAGGTGAAGCCTTTGTCACGCAGGTGCTTCATGGCAAGGAAGCGGAAATCGCAGAGGTACTGATGCCTGTTGTGGCTCATCACGTCTTCCCAATCGACGCCCATGTTTTCGGCTGCCCTACGGCACTTCATCACCTCTTCGTGGAGGTCAGCTGGGCCTTCGTAGCTGTCGTACAGCTCGCCTATACGTAGGATGTGGTTCATGCGTCTTTGTCTGCTGATTGCAACAGCCTGCGCAGGTCCTTGACCATATTGTTATTGCAGGGCGCACACGAACTTCTGCGCTGTTTGCCTCCTGTCATCTTGTTGTGCCACTGAACGAGGTCTTCGTTCGTGTACTGCTCCTTGTTCTCCAGCATGTGCCTGATGGCATCGAGGTCGTCTTTGGTGATGGTGGCCCCCCACTTGTCCAGGGGGCAGCTTGACACCTTCAGGCGGGATTTGGCTGGCATGAAGCAGCCGCACAATTTGGAATCGGTGAAAGCTTCGGTGACGAGGGGTCCGCATGACTTGGTAGCCGCGACATAGTGCTGACACGCTCGGCAGGTGTCCATCCTCATCTCTCTGGTTTGTTTAGATACTAAGAGCATTGCGTAATTTTTTTCGGGTTCTGTGTAGTGACTGGTATAGAGTCGTGTGTGGTATGCCGCTTTCACGGCTTACGCTGCGTAAGTTGTAGCCTTCGAGGTAGAGCTTGAGCACCTGCCTATCAAACCAACGGAGGTGATGAGTCAGTAGCATGGCCTCCTCCCGTGCGATTTGCCACCCTATGTTGCTCTCGGCAACGATTTCCTTGCGCGGGGCATCGCGGAGGACGTAGAGGTCCTTGAAACTGCCTCTTGTGGCTTGCATCCACATAGCCGTGTGGAAGTACCCTGCTGGGTTGTCCATGATGCGCACAGGCGCAGCCTTGACCGATGCGGCATACGTGTGGTGTACGAGGTCGAACGGGTCGCGGTGCATACCCCTTGCGCTTTCCACAAGGTTTAGGTACTCCTCAGCGAACCACGCGTCAAAGGCCCTTCGTGCTTCTGAGTTCATTTACAAGCCTCTTGTAGTGGTGGTACATGGATTCGAGTTCGTCGCGGCTGAACTTGCGCGTCTGTTTGCTGGTTCGCAATAGCTTCTCGGCTGTGCCTTCCCCGTGGTCTTGGTCCAGCCTGATGCTGTACAGGTACTGCTCACCGCTGCGGAAGCCGTTACAACGCTTACACTGAAATTGGACGTTCTGCTCATGCCATCGAGTACTCATGCAGGCGCGGCTCATGAAGTGGCCAGCGTCAACCTCCGACCAATGTCGTTGTGACCGACACGTATAGCACTCGCCCATACCTCGATGGTCTGTGACGCGGAGCCTGACGAACTGCGAGAACACGGAGTCAAGTTTCTTGACTGCCGCGCTCCTGTTGAACCTCTTCTTCTTGGGGGCTTTGGTACGGGATGTGCTTCCACCTTCCGCGCTCGTCCGTTTCAACGGGCTTGATGTCTTCCTGCTGCGCCCTTTGTTGCTGTTTTTCTTCACGTTGCTGTTGGTAGCGTTTGTACATGGCCTTCACCTCCTCGTCGCTCATGGTGTCAGGGGTCACCTTTTTCAGCTCACCCCAAGCCTGCTCTCGACGCTCGGCTCGCTCGCCTTCGTACGTTCGGAATATAGTCACAAGTTCGGGCAACTTCAAACGCTCGTACTGCACGGGGTACTTGCCTGTCTTGAGGCGTTGCATGATGATGGCCCACTCTTCGAGTTTCATAGCAGGGAACTCCGTGCGCAGATGTTCCACGGCAAACAGCAGGTCCTCGTCGGTGCGTATGGTCTTGTTCATGTCCAAGGCCATCAGCGTCTTCTTCAGGAGCAGGATGAGGGCCGCTTCCGTCTGGGCTGGGTTGGCATTGTACGCGGCTGTCACGTTGGTGCCGTGTGCCCACGCCTGTTCAGGGCTTAGAACTGAGGTTCCTGAGATGTGCTTCAATGAGGCTCCCGTCTGTCGTTCCAGTTGGTTCATGTTTGGTTTGTTTAAGTGGGAAGAGGCCCTGCCAACACCACGCCACGCTCTGCGCGATGATGGCGATGGCTGTGGCCTCGCTCCCGTTGGACATTTTTTGTAGTTGGTGAAGGGCTGTTTGCAGTGACTTGTCATTCTTGTACGTGAACCTGTGCTGGGCCTTGCGCATTTCAAGGTATCCGTTCCAAGCTGTCAGGAACTCTTCTGATTCCCAAGGCATCACAACCGCCCCCTCTTTCAATGTATTGTAGTTGTATTTGTCTATTGTATTAGTAGTGACGCTTTTTGACTTGGCAGGAACGTCTTTTTGACCATCCTGAGTAGTCATTTTGAGTAGTCTGCCTTGTCGTGAGGTGATGTACCTGTTGCGGCCATCGCTCCTGACCTCTACGTACCCCATATCAGCCAGCTTCTTCACGGCCCTTGCGATGGTGCTTTTGCTCACTCCGTACTCCTTTACGATGGTGTCATTGCTCTTGTAGAATGACTTGCCATTGCCACTGAAGGAATCAATCTCTGCGAGCAGGGCCTTCTCGGTCAGGGTCATGGCTGGGTCCAGCCACACCTCGGCAGGAATCCACACGCCTTTGAACTCACGTTCAATCATGGGTACGTCTGTATGACCCACCACCTTTCCTTCCACGGGTCCCACGTCTTGACACCCTTGTAGTGCGTACCCTGTGATGAGGTGTGGTACTTGCTCGACTGGTTTGCGCTTTTGCGGCCTTGGAGGGAGCCGTAGCCCCCTCCGTCAATCCAGCCTTGTGCTATCTTCTTGTCGCTCATGTTTCATGCGTCGGTTCCAGCACCTCAATCTCGTGCTGTCGGTGCATGACTTCCCCCTGCAACTGAAGGTACGTGGTGTCCTTCTGCGCGATGATTTCGGGAGCGTGTTTCAGGATGCCCCTTGGGTTGCGTCGAATCCAGTTCTGGATGGTCTGTGTAGTGACCCCAAGCTCCGTGGCGCATTGGCGAATCGTGCCGAAGTGCTTTTTGATGTAGCTCTTCATGACCTGCTGTATTTGAAAAGGCCCCACAACAGGCTGACCTCCTTCTTAGGAGATAGGTACCGCGTGTACTTTGCATTCGGTGCTTCAACCCTTGGCCTGCGAATCTTGTACTCGCTGCACTTGAAAGCGATTGCCGCTGTGGTGCGGCCCATATGTTCCGCGATAGCTTCGTTGCTGGCTCCATCGTGGGCCAGCTTCTTGATGGTGTTGACCTCTGTTTGGGTCCAACGCTTGTTGTTGTTAATCATGTTGTTTCGTATTCGTTCATCATTTCAATGTCTTCGGCAGGACTTGTAACCCTCTGCCAGTGGGTGGGTGTGAACAGGAACTCTCCCCCGTACCCGTTCCCATCGTATTCGTAAACCACGTACGTGGTCGGGAAGTCGGTGTCAGGGGCATACCAACAGACGAGGTAGGTGCCTGCCTCTGCTGGTATGCCTTGGCTCCATTTCCATGGCCATCCGTTCATATTACGACCTCTCCTTTGAGCTTCAAACGAGCTTCCAAGGCAAGGCGAGCGTACTGCATGACCTGCTGGTCGTAATTAGGGGAGCTGACATCGAGTGCGCCCATAGCACATTCAACAGCCCACGAGGCGATGATGCCTTTCGTGGTGTCTTCGTTGCCACCTCCTCCAGAGCGAGGATTGGACCCTCCTGAAAATCCCGGCATATCAAGCTTGAGCTTGGTTCCGTGGTGGGTGCTTTGTGAGGTGTACTCCACCTCCATGCCTTCCTTCCACTTCTTTTGGGATTTGGCATTGACTTGACCAGCTGTGCCGTCATCGAGTTCGACATCAAAGACATACATTAGTCCGTAGTTGCCCGTGAAGTCGGGCGGGTTTGCGGGTTCTATCCGCGTGATTTTGGCTAGTGCCATTGTAACAGGGTTTATAGGTTGCACACCTTCCGAATGAAGGTGCTTATTTGTTTCTGTGTAGGGTTCTTCACCTCGCTGTACGGGACGCTGGGCTGGTACTGGTCGAGGTATGCAAGGATGCTCTTCATCTCTCCGTTGCTCATGTTCATGGGAAGCGCGACACCGAACTCGTGCTTCGTGTCTTCGTCCCACAAGGCTGTTGTGATTCGGTCGTCGATGCGGAACTCAAGGTCATCGTTGTACAGCTCGTCGCCTCGTGTGGCTTCTGCCCACTCTTGGTAGCTGTGGCCTTCCTCCTCGGGAGGCGTCAGGGGCTGGTCGGGTGTGTAGTACATGGTGT